CGAGCTCGACGCCGGCCGCCCGGCGCAGTGAGGGTCCAGCCTGGCCGCGCGCTCCTGGTGGCCGTCGTTGGTGGCGTGGTCCTGGCCGGCGCACTCATGCTCGGCTACGGACTGGCGGTGCTGTGGTTCAGTAGGTAGACCAACGAAAGCGTTGGTACGTAACGATTAGGGGGAGATATGGCGAAGGACCAGAACGGGCACCCGGTGGGTAACACCGACCCGGACAAGCGCGGCCGCGGTGGTCACCCACCCATCGGCCAGAAGATCCCGGACAAGGTGCGGGAGAAGATCGACCCGGACGCGAAGGGCAAGGGCGGCAAGTGACCGCGACCTACAATCCGGCGCTCTACCTCACGCCCACACGGCGCGCGCTCCTGGCGGGCGTGGCCGATCTGGAGATCAGCATGGACAGCGCCGGTATCTACAGGTGGCTGGGTAACCGGAAGGTGAACGCCGGCCTGTACGAGCTCGAATCGCAAGGGTGGCTGGTGTTCGACCCGGACACGGCCGTGCCGAAGATTACGGGGCTTGGGCGGCTACGACTGGACACCGCCTAGCCATGAGCAAGAGTTGGGCCGGAGGATCGACGACCGCGTGGCGCAAGGTGCGGCTGTCAGTCCTCCGGCGCGACGCGGCCGCAGGGTGGGGATGCCGAGCGCATGAGGAAGGTTGGTGCGCTCGGGCCGCGGCACCGAAGCATGACTGCACGCACCACGGCGACACGGCCCACCACACGCTCGGGCGCGCCGTGTCGGGCGATGACCCGGCACACTTGATCGCGGCGTGTACCGCGTGCAACCTTGCGATCAAGGATCCGAACAACCGGCCCGACCCGCGACCAGTCAGGGGGACCAGATGGTGAGCAACCTTGACCAGGAGCGCAGGCTACGCATAGCCCTGGAGGTCGAGCGTGGCGCGCCACGCAACGAGCATTACGACAGGGCCCCGCGCGGCGAGTGGCTGGTGGCGCGCACGCGTACGCGCCTGCCGTACCCATGCCGGTGCAACCCGTACGGGGTGGGCCGCGGCTGCAATCAGTTGTGTCCGTGCCGCGGCCGGCGTGACCGGCGGCCGGAGCTCGGGTGCTGCGCTCGGCGCGCACAAGCGAAGATGATCACGCCGTGACCAGGGAAAATCTGAAAAACTTTTGGCGCGAGCGCGAAATTTTTCCCACAGGAAAACCGGCGAACACCCGCTGTCCTGTTTTTTCTCTCTCCCCGGCGGGTTGCGCCGGGCCGCGCCCGATCGCGCCGGAGCTCCCATGATTGACCCGGAGAATGTCCGAATTGTTCCCGAGCTCGAGCACGCGCTACAGGAGGTTCCGCCTGCAGAGCGCGACGCGGCCGCGGTGGCGCTCGCCTACCGCTACGCCGTGGCGCTCGACTCCACCCGTGACGCCGAGCTCCTGGCCGACCTGGGGCCGAAGCTCCTAGCCGTGCTCACGTCGCTGGGCCTGACCGTCGCCGGACGCCACGCGAAGGGTGGACAGGCCCATGCCGCGCCGCAACCGACCAAACTCACCGACCTCCGTGCCCGCGCTCGCACTCGTCGCGCCGGAGGTGCTGGGTAGTTCGACGCCGCGGCTCTACACCCCGCCCCTGCGCGAGCTCACCCCGTCGACGTCCTACGGCTTTGAGGTCATCGAGTTCGCCCGTGACGTGCTCGGCCGGCCGCTCTACCCGTGGCAGGAGTTCGCGGTCATCCACGGCGGCGAGCTCCTGGAGACGGGCTTCCCGCGGTTCCGGTTCGTGCTCCTGCTCGCCGCGCGGCAGAACGGCAAGACGGAAATCCCCGTCGTCCTCGCCGCGTACTGGCAGTTCATCGAGCGCGTCCCCATCATCCTCGGCACCAGCACGAAGCTCGACTACGCCGCTGAGACCTGGCGTAAGACCGTCAACAGGGTGGAGCGCTCACCGATCCTGGTCGGCGAGCACGCCGAGCGCTGGACGCGTGAGACCAACGGCGAGCAACACTCCTGGACCCTGGCCGACCCTGACGCGGACCCCGCCGACGTAGAGCAGGGCGTCAGCCGGTACAAGATTTCCGCCAGCAACGCGGAGGGCGGCCGGTCGCTGACGATCGATCGGCTGATCCTGGACGAGCTCCGCCAGCACCACGACTACAGCGCGCACGATGCGATGGTGCCCGCGGGGAACAAGCGGCAGGACTTCCAGGCTTGGGCGCTCACCAATGCCGGCGACGCGCGCTCCGTCGTGCTCAACGACTACCGGGACCAGGCGCTCGCGGAGGTCGAGCGCCGCGACACCGCGGACACCGACGTGTGCCTGATGGAATGGTCAGCCCCGGAGGACAGCGACCCGGAGGACCCGGCCGCGCTCGCTATGGCCAACCCGAGCCTCGGCCGGGACGGCATGACGCTCGGACCGCTACTGAAGCAAGCCCGCCGCGCGAAGGAGAAGGGCGGCGACGTGCTGACCGGCTTCAAGACGGAGGTCATGTGCATACGCGTCCGCATCCTCACGCCGGCCGTCGACCCGGTGGCGTGGCGCTCGTGCCTCGTGCCCGGGGACCTGTCCGCGGTCCGCGGCCGCGTGGCGTGCTGTATCGACGTCGCGCCAGACCTGCGTCACGCCACGCTCATGGCCGCGGCCAAACTGCCTTCCGGAAAGGTGCGCGTGGAGGTCGTGCAAGCGTGGGACGGGCCGCGGGCAGTGGACGCGCTACGCCGGTCCCTGCCGGCGCTCGTGGCGCGCGTCAAGCCGCGGGCGCTCGGGTGGCTCCCCGGCGGGCCGGCCGCGGCCCTGTCCGTCGACATGGCCAAGCGCAAGGGATGGCCGCCCGCGGGCGTCACCGTGGCTGAGCTCCGGGCCGAGCTCGCCGCGGTGTGCATGGGGTTCGGTGAGCAGGTCGACTCGGGCGAGATCCTGCACGCAGGCGACCCACTGTTGGACGCTCACGTGCTCGGCGCGGAACCACTCAAGCGGTTGGGCGGCGACGGTTGGGTGTTCTCCCGCAAGGGCGAAGGCCACGTCGACGCCGCGTACGCCGCGGCCGGCGCGGTCCACCTGGCCCGGTCGCTGCCCCCGCCCCTCGGCAAGCCGCGGCTCATCGTCGTGTCCAACGACTGATCGGCGTTATAGGTGCGTCCGCGCGGGGAACCCCCAGGCCAATTACCGGATTGCCGGTAATGCAATCCGGTAATGGCGTGCGATCATCTCTGCATGGGTCTGCGTCGGTGGGTGAGCTCGCTCCTACGTCCGCGCGTCCGTCTCGCCGCCGGCCCGCTCGATCAGGCCATCCTGGCGGCCGCGGCGCAGACCGCGGCCACGGTGGGCCGCGCGGACGCGCTGAGCGTCCCGGCCGTCCTCAAGGGCCGCAACATGCTGTGCTCGATCGCCACGCTCCCGCTGGAGCAGCACGGCCCGGACAACGCCGTCGTACCCAACCCGCTGTTCCGGCAACTGGACCCGGACGTGCCCAACGTGGTGACCCTGGCCATGACCGTGGAGGACCTGGTCCTGGACGGCATCGCCTGGTGGAAGGTGATCGAGCGGGGCTTCGATCAGTTCCCGACCGCGGTCCAGCGCGTCGACCCGGCCGTGGTCAGCCTCCAGCCTCCAGGCACTGGCGCGTCACCGTCGCTACTACCGGGCGGCCACGACCCGCACGACGCGTCCGTGTGGATCGACGGCGTGGAAGTGGACGAGCGCGACGTGATCCGCTTCGACAGCCCCAACCCCGCCGTCCTCACCGCGGGCGCTCGCCCGATCCGCCGCGCGCTCCTCCTCGACCGGGCCGCGGCCATGTACGCCGACGACCCGCGGCCGCTGGACTACTTCAGTCCGGCCGAAGGCGCGGAGGAGATCGACGACGCGGACGCGGCGCACATCATCGCGAAGTGGCGCTCCGCGCGTAAGACGCGCTCCTCCGGCTGGCTTCCGTCGTCCCTGACGTACCACAGCGTGGACTCACCGTCCCCGGCCGATCTCCAGTTGGTCGAGCTCCAGAAGCAAGCCGGCCTCGACCTGGCCAACGCGCTCGGCGTCGACCCGGAGGACCTGGGCGTGAGCACCACGTCCCGGACGTACAGCAACGCCGTGGACCGCCGGCGCGACCGGATCAACGACGTCCTGTCCCCGTACATGCGCGCGATCACCGACCGCCTGTCCATGGGCGACGTGACGCGCCGCGGCTACCTGGTGGCGTTCAACCTCAACGACTACATGCGGGCCAACCCGACCGAGCGCGCCAACGTCCAGCGCGCCTACCTGGACATGGGCGTGTACAGCGTCGCGGACATCCAGAACCAGGAAGGGATTCCGGTGGTCGACAACGGCGGACCAACCGAGGACGTACCGCAGGAGGCGCAAGCCATGGCCGCGGCGCGTCGCGCGCTCGCGGAGCTCTCCGGAGCTCCGGCCCGCTTCACGATGGATCTCGCCGTGCATCAGTTCGCAGCGGACCTCACGACCCGCACAATCCGCGGCACGGTGCTCCCCTACGGCCAGTACGCCCGCAACGGCGGCCTGGAGCTTCGCTTCGCGCCGGGCTCGCTCCAGTTCTCCGACCCGTCCCGGATCAAGCTCCTGCGCGACCACGATCCGTCCGCGGCGATCGGGTTCGCCACGAAGGTGACCGACACCCGTGCCGGCGTGGTCGCTGAGTTCAAAGTCGCCCGCGGCGCGGCCGGAGACGAAGCGCTCGTGCTCGCGGAGGATGGCGTCCTGGACGGGTTCAGCGTCGGCGTGGACTTCGAAATGGAGACCGACGCCGTACAGGATCCGAAGCGCAAGAGCGCGCTCCTGGTCAACCGCGCCGACTGGCGGGAGACGTCGCTCACCGCTATGCCAGCGTTCGACAACGCGCGGGTCACGTCCGTGGCCGCGTCCGCTACAGGAGGAAGATCACAGATGGACCCGTGCCAGACGTGCGGACAGGTCCACGCCGTTGGCGTGGCGTGCCCGTCTACCACCCCGCCGGCAGCACCGGCCGCGCCCACCGCGGTCACCCTGACGGCCGATCAGTTCACCGCACTGGTGGCGGCCACCCGCGCGCCGCAGGACGCACCGCAGGGCACTGAGCCCCCGGAGGGACCGACCCGCGTGTCCGCCACCCGGCAGACCGCATCGACCCGCGTGGCCGAGCCCGCCCCGTACCGGCTTGACCGCAAGGGCAACCTGCGTCCGGGCTCGCACGAGTTCTCCGCAGACCTGATCTCCGGGCTCCGAGACGCGGACGCCACGGCCTACAACCGCGCGCTCTCCTGGGTCCGGGCACAGTTCGACGTCATCACCACCGACGTGAACGAGCTCAACCCGACCCGGCAGCGCCCCGACATGTACGTGGACCAGCGCGACTTCCGGTACCCCATTTGGGACTCGATCAACAAGGGGAACCTGACCGACATCACGCCGTTCGCGTTCCCGAAGTTCTCCAGCGCTGGCAGCCTCGTGGCCGCGCACACGGAGGGCGTCGAGCCGAGCTCCGGCACGTTCGTCACCACCAGCCAGACGGTTACGCCCACCGCGAACAGTGGCAAGGCGAAGATCAGCCGTGAGACCTGGGACCAGGGCGGCAACCCGCAGATCGGCAACCTGATCTGGCGGCAGATGCTCAAGGGTTGGTACGAGGCTCTGGAGGCGGCCGCGGTCACGCTCCTTGACGCCGCGTCCCCGACTCAGATCGACTTCTCCGCGACACCGGGCCTGGCCAACGATGACCTGGACCAGGCGCTCACGCAGGCGTTCGCGGACCTCCAGTTCGTCCGCGGCGGCTTCACCATGGACAACATGTTCACGCAGATCGACCTGTACAAGGCGCTCGTGGGCGCGACGTCCGCGGACGGCCGGCGCCTGTACCCGGCGATTGGCCCGACCAACGCAACCGGCACCGTGGCGTCCCGGTTCGGATCGCTCGACATCAACGGCGTGACTGCGCTGCCCGCGTGGGCGCTCGCCGCGACCGGGACCGTGGTCGCGAGCTCGTACCTGTTCGACTCGGGTTCGGTCCACGGGTGGGCGTCCGCGCCACAGCGGCTCACCATCGACATGACCGAGGTCGCGAACGTGTACATCGGGATCTGGGGATACAAGGCCACGGCCATCAGCGACACGGCCGGCGTGCGGGAGATCCTGTACGACCCCGCGTAACCGGACCTCCGGCGCGCGGCTTCCGCGGGGACTCGGGCCGCGCGCCGGACCAACACCAGTAACCGAGCTCCAGGAAGGGAGCCAGCACCATGAGCAAGCATGTGACCGCGTACGCCTCTGCGGCGCGCACCGCCACCCCGACCGCCGTCACGGTGGCGACCGGGCGGTACAACTACCTGACCGTCGTGGTGGACGTCACCGCGTCCGCGGCCACGCCGTCGATCGTGCTCACGATCGACGCGCTGGACACGGTGTCGGGGAAGTACAAGACGCTCCTGACGTCCGCGGCGTTCACGGGCTCCGTGGAGACGCGGCGCTTCACCATCTCACCGAGCACCGTCGCTGTGGCCAACCTGGCGGCCAACGACATCCTGGCGGACACGATCCGTATCACCATGACGCACGGCGACGCCGACTCCATCACGTACTCCGTGGGCGCGCACCTGCGCTAGCCTGTCCACAGTGGAATCTAGTACAGGTGTACGAATATATATCTGATGTACGGGAGGCAGGCATGACCGACAAGACACACGACGACTCCGCAGCGACGGAGCCCAAGACGGCACCGGACGCGGCCGCGGACGCTCCCCCGACCGTGGCCCGTCCGGTGTCCTCGCGCTCGCGACGCGGCCGGGGCAAGGCGGCCGCGGCCCTGGAAGCCACCGAGGCCACGCCGGAGCCAGAAGTCACGACGGACGCCGCGGCCCTGCGTCGCAAGGCCCGGCCCAAGCCGCCATCGTTCGGTATCAGCCAGGGCACCGCGGAGGAGCTAGCCCGCACGGGCCGCGCCGTGGACCCGTTCACGGGCAACGTCCTGGAGGACACCGACCGTCTGGCCGAGCTCGCCGCGCAGGCGAAGGCGGCCGGCGAGAGCAACCCGCGCGAGCACTGAGGGGAGGCGGACGTAATGGTATGGGCACCGGACTACGTGGAGCTCGCGGACTTCGCGGAGTTCCTGCGCATCACCGACGACGTGGACGACACGCTCCTACCCGTTGCCATCACGTCCGCCGCCCATGCGATCAACCAGGCGACCAACCGACAGTTCGGTGTCGTGGCCGCGCCGGAAGAGCGCCTCTACACCGCGTTTCCCGACTACGACCGCGGCCGCTGGGTCATCGTCGTGGACGACCTCCAGACCACCGATGATCTGGTGATCCTGGTCGACGGAGACGAGCTCACCGACTATCGGATGGACCCGCCCAACGCCGTGGCCAAGGGCAAGGCGTGGACGCGCATCGTCGTCGGGAAGGACTCCGCGGTTGTACCGACCGGGGAGGAATTCGAGGTTGCGGCCACGGGACTATGGGGCTGGAGCACGGGCATCCCCGTCCCGGTGTCCGGCGCGAACTACCTCCAGGCCTCGCGGTGGATCAACCGCCGGGACTCCCCGTTCGGCGTGGCCGGTTCGCCGGACCAGGGCTCGGAGCTCCGGCTCCTGGCGAAGCTCGACGCCGACGTGATCGTGTCGCTGGCGAACTACCGCCGGCCGCGGGAAGTGGGGTGAGCTCGTGGACCTCGACGCCGTGATGGACGAGCTCGGCCAGGCGCTCGACACGATCGACCCGTTGCGCGTCGCGGTGATCGGAGAGAAGCCGATCCCCCCGGCCGCCTACGTGTCGTACCCGGAGAGCATGGACTACCACGGCACGTACGGGCTCGGGCAGCACAAGATGGAGCTCCAGGTAATCCTGATCGTGGGACGAGCCAACGACCGGGCGACCCGCAAAAACCTGGCGGCCTACTGCGACAGCAACGACACGCAGTCCGTCAAGACCACGCTGGAGTCCTTTGCCTACACCACATGCGATGTCGTGACCGTGAGCGCCGTTGACTTCGACGTGGTACGCCTGGCCGCGATCGACCACATGGCAGCGATTTTCAACATCCAGGTATCGGGAAGTGGTGCATAGCAATGGCTCACAAGCATGGACGGCTTACCGTCCTGAAGGTCAACTCCAACGACATCAGCGTGTACACCACGGAGTCCGAGCTCACGGAGACGACCGACACGCACGAGGCGACCACGTACGGCCTGGCCGACCACGTCCAGGACCCTGGCCTCAACGCCGGAACGTTCACGTGCTCGGGCATCTATGACTCGACGGCGTCGACCGGGCCGCGCGCCGTGTTCAAGGCAGTGAAGGCGCTCAACGCCGCGGTGCCCATCATCCGGCAGGACGAGGGAACGGGGACGACCAAGCCGCAGGACAGCTTCTCGGCCATCCTCACGAGCTACGTCCAGACCAACCCCGTGGCGGACATGATCAAATGGAAGGCCGACTTCGTGGTGACCGGCGCTGTCAATAGCGCCGCGCAGGCATAGCAGGATCGACGTAGGGGGAGACATGGACAAGGCAGCGTTCCTGGAACGGGCCAGAGCCGCGGGACTGCCACAGGACGACGTGGACGTGCCAGGCATCGGCACCGTGCGCGTACGGGCGCTCTCGCGGGCCGAAGCGCTCACGCTCCCGGACGGTTGGGAGAAGGAAGCGCACGTTCTGGCGATCGGCATCGTGTCGCCGAGCTTCTCCGTCTCGGAGATCAAGGCGCTCCTGGGTGAGACGGCCGCGGGCGTCCTTCAGGCCGCGTCGATCAGAATCGCCGAGCTCTCCGGGATGCTGGAGGAAACGCCGAAGGCGGCCTACAAAAGCGATGGAGACGGAACCGGCGCTGGAGTTTGAGTTCTACCTGGCGCAGAAGTTGGGGCGCACGGTGGCCGAGCTCCGGCGCGGAATGGACAACGCAGAGTTCGTGTACTGGCAGGTGTACTACGGCAGGCTCGCGCAGGCGCGCGAGCTCGCGATGGCCGGGAAGGGGTGACGCGGTGAGCTCGGTGGCGCTCCAGGTGTCCGGCCTGAAGGAGTTCCGCAAGGCCGTCAAGGCGGCCGGCAACGACATGCCGAAGGCGCTCCGCGTCGCGATGAACAAGGCGGCCGAGCTCGTGGTGGACGAGGCCCGCCCGCACGTGCCGAAGATGAGCGGCCGCGCGGCGGCGTCCATCCGGCCGCAGAGCACGCAGACCGCGGTCCGGGTGACCGCGGGCGGGCGCAAGGCTCCGTACTATCCGTGGCTGGATTTCGGCGGCCGCGTCGGGCGTCGCAAGGCGACCGTGCGCCCGTTCTCCCCGGACGGCCGGTTCATCTATCCGGCGTACTTCAAGCTCCGCGACGAAGGCCGGTTCGTGGACGTCATGTCCGCGGCGCTGATCGACGTGGCGGCCGCGGCCGGCCTGGAGGTGAAGTAGTGCCCGGACAGAATCAGGTCACCCTGACCTTTGCCGGCGACGCCGACCAGGCGGTCAAGGCGTTCGACACCGTGGGCCAGTCGTCGGACAAGATGAACGACAAACTGAAGGAGAGCTCCAGCGCGTTCGACACCGCGGGCGAAGGCTTCGACCGGGCCGAGCAACGCGCGACGGGCTTCCGCGACACCGTGACCGGCGTACAGGACTCAGTGGCTGGATTCAGCCGCGTACTCAAGGGCGACTTCTCCGCGGACGCTCTGGTGACCGCGGGCGCTGGCGTCGGGGACCTGGCGTCGGGCTTCGCCAACCTCCTGGTTCCCGCGATGAAATCGGCGGTCGGGTGGCTGGCGAAGACGAAGGCCGGAGAGCTCGCCATCTCCGCGGCGACAAAGGTGTGGACCGGCGTACAGGCAGCATTCAACCTGGTGATGTCGCTCAATCCCATTGGGCTGGTCATCATTGCGATTGCCGCATTGGTAGCTGTCATTGTCCTAATCGCGACTAAGACCACCTGGTTTCAAAAGGGTTGGTCCGTCGCGTGGGGTTGGATCAAGAAAGTGGCGGTTGGTTTCTGGGACTGGCTAAGGGAATTGCCCGCGAAAATCGGCGCGGTGTTCGTCAAAGTGGCGAAGTTCATCACTGCCCCGTGGCGCGCGGCGTTCAACTTCATTGCAGACGCCTGGAACAATACGATCGGATCACTCCGGTGGACCGTGCCCGGTTGGGTGCCGATCATCGGAGGCAACACGATCCAGGTTCCGCAACTGCCGAAGTTCCACGGCGGTGGCACCGTACCCGGCGCGCCGGGATCGGAAATGCTCGCCATCCTCCAGGCCGGCGA